TGGCGCTACTCGATGCGGCTCGCGAGCTGGCCGAGGTCAAAGAGCGGATTGAGACGCTGGTGAACACGCACGCGATGCGTCGCGGTGTGAAGGTGGCGGCATAACCGAGATGCGAGTGGGCGACTCGAAGGCAGCGCGAATGCTGCCTTTTTTCTTTACCAATTCAGTTTTGCACCAAAGAACCCCGAGGGCTGCCACCCCGCGTACCAGACGACACGCTTGCCGCTGTAGCTCACGAACGGCAGCGGGATCCCGACGTGAAGCACGCACCACTGCCAGCCGGTCTCGCCTAGGTCATTGCGCTGGATGGTGCCGACCGGTGCGCGGCCGGTGACTGCGTAGTTTCTATCAGCCACACCGACGACGAAGCATCGGAAGTTCTGGAGCGGGTTGCGAAAGACATTCCAGACGAGCCAGCGTCGCCAATATGGCCACTCGGGGTTATACCACGTCGCTTGGTCGACGGTCTGTTCAGAATCGTTGCCGAACCACCAGGCGGGGTTGATCTTCTTTGTCCACGGCACGCGCACGCGGCCGGTCACGGTCGCCGTGGTGCCGTCGCTGTCGAATGTCCAGGTTTCGGGCATTGACTCGTCCTTGCTGTGCGGTTAGCTTATGTTCCTACGGATTGAGCCGGGAAAGGAACAAAAGTATGCGTGAACAAATCGTGAACTATAACGAGATGTGCCTGATGGTGCTGGTGCGCGAGTCGCGGCGGATGGAGGACACCGCCGAGCGCGTGCGCCTAGTGGTCGAGGCAATGGCCAAAAAGAACGGAGTGCACCCTTTGCCGCAAGGCGAATCGGATGCTATGCTTTGATTTCGTTGCGAGATGGTTGCGCCAGAATGAGGAAGCCGATCCGTTCGGAGCGGATCGGCTTCTTTCTTTTATCCTGGGATGAACGGGTGCTTACGTTTCAGGCGATCTGCCACGAACGCGAAAAACTCCTGCTTCGTCCAGCACGCGATAATTACCCAATTGCAGATGCGATCCGCAAATGCCGACAAGCCGACGACGGCGAGCATGACCCACGCCAAAAGGCCGGTCGCGTATATGATAACGTGAACGTAATTTAACATCTGGCGCTCCTAATGCGTATGTCCAACCCACGACAGGTCGCGCATCTGGCGGTCCAAGCGGTCCAGGAAGGCCGCGACGGTGCCGGTATTGTGGATGGTAGCCGCCACCGGCCCCAAGTCCTGCCCTTCGGAGATATGCGTCGACACAGCGACGAGGCCCGGCCGCTCCACTTTGACCAGGGTGCCGCCCATGTCACGGATGGCATCAAGCTCGTGGGGAAAGCGGCAGTCGTCGACCACCACGGGCACGTTCGGTGGCAGCGCCTCGACGCGCCGGCGCCAGATTCGCGTCCACAGTTCGCGGTGAATCAGGTCGCGCCACTCACTACCCAACGTCTGCATTCCGTGCCGCGGCGTGCGTCCGCACAGCATGTCGCAGGGCTTTTCTTTTAGGTCGCCTTCAATCTCGCGCTCGGACAGACCCAACGCGCGCATCATGTCCTTGAGCGGGCCGGCGAAGCGCACGCGCTCGAAACCGTGCCAGTTGCAGAGGTGCTTGGCAGCGGTCGTCTTGCCGGATCCGGCGAGGCCGGTGAAGGCGATGATGTTACGCACGGGCCCGCGCCTTCCGCGCCGCGATCTTCATCATGTTGGTTCCGTGCGCCCAATGGCCGTTCAAGGTGCGGAGGTTTGCCGTGCTCGGGTCGTCAAGGAACTTGGCAATCGCTTCGGTGATTTCAGAGTGGATCAGTTGCAGCTCGAACCGGATGCCTTCCTCTTGGGCGAGAATGGCAGCGTCGTGCAGTTGACCCGGTGATTGCATGTGAATTGTGCTCCCCGATGCGTTGACAATACACCAAGGGCGGGGCGTGTCAAGCGACGGCGCCGTCCACCAAGGGGAGAATCATGTTGTGCGAGCCGTCATAAATCGAGCCTTCGTCGACCGTGCCCATGCCGACCGGCGCGTAACGAATCAGGCCGTATCGCTCGTGGATAACGACGAAGTTCTGTTGCGCCGGCTCGGGGTCCGCGCGCAGCGACTTGGCGAATTCGCCATAACCGACGCCAGAGCCGTTGGCAAAGCCGAACGGCGTCACGCCCGTCGTGTGGAAATGGCCTGAGAACACCCACCGCACCGGGCGGCGCTGGCGATATTCGGTGTCGACGATCTTGCGGTGGCCTTTGATGATCGTGGCCATCGGGCCGATGAAGCCCGTCCCGCCGCCGGATCCCATGCGGTCACCGTGGGTGAGGATGCACGGCCAACCCGCCACGTCGAAATATGCGTCGAAGCCGCGGGGCTGGAAATGTTTGATGGTCGGGATATGTCGCAGCGAGGCTTCGACGAAATCCGCGACCAGTGTGTCGTAAGACTGCAGCGTGACCAGTTTCGTCCGCGGCTTGCCCGGCGTCGATCGCCCGTGATTGCCGACCACGGAGATGCAATGGATTTCGACCTGCTTTTTGAACCGCTCGGCGAGCGCCAGGTGCAGCCGCAGGATGCCGGCGGAGATGTATTCAGCTGCGAACTTGACCTGTTCGAACGCCGTGCCGCCGTCCGTCTCGGCGTGCTCGGGGTGCAGCCCGGCGCCGCTGATAAGGTCGCCGCCCAAAAGCACATTGACGCGCTGCGGGGCGCCGTCGCTCGCAGGCCACGCCGACGTCATCAGGATCGAGACCGTCTCAAACAGCCGACCAATGCGCTTGCGCGCAATGCCGATGTCGTAACTGTTGACGTTCGACACTTCCTCTTTGTGGACCGTCTCGCCAACGTGAAGGTCGGACAGGTGAAGCACGACTGCCTGCCGCCCTTTGCCTTTGCCATCGCCGCCGCGGATGAACTTCGGTTGGAGGCGGGCTGGCTCGGGGGTCAGGCCGAGAATGTTTTCGCGGTGGTTCTCGGCGTCGGCGGCGCGGCGTTCCGCTTCCTTGAGCGCGGAACGTAGATCCGCAATGGTGTCATTCGCTGCGCGAAGGCGGATGGGGTCGGAATTGTCAGTGGCGCGGACCACGTTCGGCGTTCGCGTGTCGGGCGTAACCACGTCTAGGCCGCGTCGAACGGCTTGTGTGATGCGGTTTTGAAGGGTGGATCGTGAGATGCCGAGACTCTCCGCCGCTGCTGTCTGGTTGCCTTTGGCTTTCGCCATCGCATCCAACGCCTCGTTGATCTGGCTATCGGTGAGGGTGCCCATCCTAATTGCCGCGATCCTTTGTCAGAAGCTCGAACAGATTGTCCAGGCGTTCCGACATATGCTTCACGTCGCTGCGCATCCCTTCGACCGCGACCACCGTGCGCCCTTCGGCGGCGACGAGCGCGTTATTCAACGCTGCGTCACTGGCTTGTAGAACCGCGACATGTTTTTCCAGGTCGACTATTTTTTTGTCGCGTGTCGCGAACGCGCCATTGATCCACCGCACCAAGCCGACGGTGGCGCTAAGTACGACGGAAATGGCCGCCAGTGTGGTCCAGTCGAGTATCATTTCGCGCCGCAACGGGCGAACAGGTCCGCCGCGCCGTTCGTCTTGAGGAAGGCTTTGATGTCGGACAGCGGTACGGAGAAACTGAAGCCGCCGGCGGCAGTACCGCGCACATTCACGCCAATGAAATTACCGCGAACATTGTAGAGCGCGCCGCCAGAGTTGCCGGGCGCGATGGGTGCCGAGTGCTGCACAAGGCCGTGCTCGCCGTTGTCCGTAAGATCGCCAAGGCTGCCGGCGAGTTGCAGGTCGCGATACGACCGCTCGACGCTCGACACGATGCCCTTGGTCACGGTCGAATAGAGCACTGCATAGGAATTGCCGACGGCGTAGACAGTGTCGCCGCGAATCGGGTCGGTGCAGGAGAGAATGGCGGCCTGCGTCGCGGGCAACTTCGTCTGGACCTTGAGCAGCGCCAGATCGAGCGCCTTGTCGGTGTCCACGACCTTATAGACGTAACTGTTCGTCTGGACGATGCTCGGGCCGGCGTAATATTCCTGGCTGACGGTGCCGGGACGGACGATCTGAATCTTCTCTTTGGTGACCTTGCCGTCTTTGTCGACCTTGTCCTTTTCGACCGTCTCGTACTGGCTGACGACGCAATGCGCTGCGGTCAACACATAGTTGCGATTCGTGTCGATCAGCGTTCCCGAACAACCCTTGTTGACCAGGAAGTTCGTCTGGTCGATCTGCCGATTCATGTCCGCGATCTTCCAGCCATCGGCGCGGGCGTAGCCAACGACGGCAAGGAGCGCCAGCACGACGAGGACGGGGAGCAGCCACTTGTTGAAGTCGCGCATGTGCTACCTTTCGGAGTTCACCAGCAGCCGAGACGATGGCCGGTTTCATTGTGGATGCGGATTTGCTCGACGGTCGCCTTGGTGTCGTGCTTCAGCGAATAGGTGATCGCCCGCCACGCCGCGCACTGCGCCGCCGTGTCAGTTGTCGCGGTTGTAGTTGTCGCGCAGGCCGGGAGTAGCAGGAGACTTGCCAACGCTACGCACGGCAGCAGCGTGCGCGTCAGTGCCGCGTTGAACCGCAGCCTGTTCGGCTTTGTCCCACTTGGCTTGCACAGATGCTTTTCCATCGTGGACTCCGATTCCATAAATGACGGTTGCCCCGCCGATGATGACTGCGGCGACGAGCGCCCAATCGCGAATGTGGTTGATGTTGCGACCGAGCCACGGGCCGACGAGGGGAACGGTTGTGGCCGACGCAGCGAGCGCCGTTGCGAACACGAATAGCAGGACGCAGAGCGTGATCGCGCCGAGGCCGAGTGCGTAGTGGGTCAGGATGGCGAGCATGTATTTAATCCTCTCGACGGCACCAGGCGATTTCGCCCCAAGTGCGGTCATTGCGGCGGTTGACGAGACCCTTGCGCACGACGCCCGCGGACTTGACGTATTGGCCGATCGCCTCGCAGCCGGCGCGGACGTTGCCGGCGTTCAGGTTGCGCGCTACGGCGGAGTGGCAGACCCGACCCGGCCCAATGTTGACGGCGAGGCTAATCAAAGCCGCCTGACGATGCGGCGGCATTTCATTGAAGCCGGGCATACAGGCTTGCAGCGGGGCGGCGTAGCGCGGCGCCAACTTGGCTAGTTCCGCCTCGCACCTGGCCCTGGAAAACTTCATCCCGGGCTTGAGCCACGGCCAGTCGTAATTGGTGATGCCGCCGCAGACCGTGGTCACGCCCGCCGGATCGAATGGCAGATGCTCGGCGACGAGGTTCATGCCCTCCCAATGGCCATAGAGCAGGGCGGCGAGGGTGGCGGCGGTCGCGCCTAGACCAGCCTTGCGGGCGACGCTCATTCGTCCCACCCCGGCTGCGCGACGAAGCGGAGAGCGAGGGTGGCGAGCGAGAGGCCGATGGAACCCGACACGAACCAGCCGAAAGAAAGGCTATCCTGGAACGCCGG